CAGGGGTCTCTGTTACCTCAGTCGCAACAGATTCAGGTGTTGTGTTTTCCACAATTTCCTCATTTTCTGTTTTGGTTTCGGTTGTAACTTCTGCGTCTTGTGACGCAGCAACACTTAGCACCTCTGCTGACTTAAAAGCCGCAGCTTGTACAAGTGAAACTTCAATTAGGCGTGCTGCACTTACTCTATACACGCCGTTGCTATTCTTTCCCTTAATAACTTCAACACCAACTGAAAGACCGCTGCGCAGGTTTTCCGACGCTTCAATTAGACTGTCTGTTCCTCGTGTGGTGTTGGAGACCTTAAACTCTGCATAAATACCTGAGCCGTCCTCAGATACATTTCTCATGCGGCCAATAGGTTGCTTTGGGTCATGCTCTAATAATAATTTGACTGCTTTTACATCATCAATTTGTATAGAACCTTTTTCAAATATGACTGAGCCAACTGAAGTTTGACCGATTTCGTTTTCAAAAGGAACTATCTTGCCAGCAATAATGCGGCGGGATTCTGACGCTTCTAGGTCAGCTGTAAAGTTAATTATTTCCATTAGGACTCAATTCTTCCATTTCTCTAGCTTGTTCTACGGTGATTAGTTCTAGTTGTAACATTTTCTCAATTACTGCCAAACGCTCTAATGGGTTCGCTCGTAAAAATCCTGTATCCATATCAAACGCTACGAATTGTGTTTGAGGTGTTAAGTCGTCCATGCTTAGTCTTGATTCAATACATGATATGTAAGGTTGTAAAGAAAGGCTTACAAACTGGCGACGCTCGTCTTGTACATTTGCGTATGTCATGCTGTTGTTCATGTCCGCTGAAATATAGTAAGCAGGCACATTGCATAAGCGCGCAATTTGCGTAGCCATTGCAGCGATCGAATCTGTGTACATCATGTCTTTAGGCGAAAATGAAGTGGCTTGATATTCTAGGGTAGAAGTTAAATAAGCAGTTGATCGCTCAGCTCTTGATCGCTTCCATGCTGCAAGTAATCCTGAAACCTCAGCCGCTGGTAGGTCTGCACCATTATTTTTTAGAATCCCAGAAGGTACTGGTGTTGAAGCTGCAACTGAAGCGGCTTTTTCTAAATCAATAGCAGCTCTTAATGTTCTTGCGCCAGCGTGCAGGATACCGTCAATAGGTGATTGGAAAGTTACTAGTGAACCGACACCTGACATTGGACGCTCACGCCCGTCAACTGTGTAGAAGTCTACAAAGGTGTTTAATTTATTAAGTTGTACTTGAACTCGTGTGTTATTCACAAAATCAAATCTTGCTGGTCGATTATCGTCTTGATAAACCTCGGTTACCTCTAAATAGGCTGAACCATAAAATATCAAAGCGTCAACTAACGCCGTCAAAATAACTGAGTTAGGTGCTGACTTAGATAATTGATGTACCCAAGGTAAATTAGGTAATTCCTCTTTAGTTGCTTTACTAAATGTACAAAGCTCCATTACGCCGATTGTTGTGGCGATAAGGTTGCGACAGCGCATAACGCTTGGCACGCTAATTGCTTCGTCACGACCTACTGACTGAAACGGTGTGAACTGTGAGTAATAATTAAAAGGGTCAGCTACAACTGGTGGGGCAAGTTGCGCCTTAATTGTTGATTTATTCTCTAGACCAATTAAGTTGCGGAAAAATCCCATAGGTGAAGTATATCACATAACCTAGACATAAATCTGAGGAACTGATATTGGTTTTGATAACATGTGGACACACATTGCAGTTGCAATGGCAGCTGTGACATCTCCAGCTGATTTTCTACGGACAATGCGCCAACCTGCGTCATTTGTTTTCATTGCGGCGTTATTCATTGAGTTAACCCACTCGGGTTGCCCTTGGTGAACTAGACGGAGGTTACTGAGGGCATCAGATAGTTCACCACAGGCTTGGTAGAACGACTGTCCCGATATATCTACCAATTTATGCCCTGATTGAGTAAGTCTTTGAGCAATGCTAGCAGTAGCGTATTTGTCATAGGCGATATTGACAGGGCGGTATTTCATAGCCCACTCGTTAATAGCACTAGCCATTTTGATCTCATCAATAGCCACTTCACTTGTATAGGTCTCAATAACTCCAATACCTATTTTGCCTTCAGGGGTTATTTGTGCGCCAACCAACGCACCTGATCGCTTGCTTGGGCTAACATCAAACGCCAATACAGTCATTGTGCCTACGGGCAAAATTAGATCGCTATTACTTGTAGCTTCAATGCTTCCAAATGTCCAAGGACTGACTTGGCTGTCAATCCAAATACAAAATGTCTCGGTCAAAGTTGCTTCAATGCTGTTAGTTGAGATTGATTCCTCAATGGCTTCTAAAGTGACCGTATGTCCAATAGCAGGGTTAGCCATAACCCAATAGTTTTTGTTATGTATCTTTTGTCTTGCTTCCATAGGTGCTGAATACTCATAAAATCCAAATGTCTTACTGGGATTGGATAATGCTTGCTCTCTCATATTGTTTAAGACTGTACTAAATGCGTCACCTGCGTTACTGGTTAAAATAGTCTGACTATTAGGTCTTGCCCTAGTTGTTGGCACAGCTGCCTTAAATGCTTCCTCGCTGATTTCTCGTAATTCGTCTATGTATAACAAATCAGCCGTCTTACCACGAGACCCGTCTCTAGTAGCTGCAACGATTTCATATCTTGCACCGTTAAGCAATGTAATTGATTCTTGACCATTGGCGTATCTGATCTGTCTAACCTGTGCTTTTAGAAAAGGGTTATCCTCAATAGTGTTAGCAACCTGCCTAAATGTATCTAGTGCCATATTACGGTTAGACGACATTGCCAATATGTTCTTTTCGCCAAATAGGAACAAGCCTGCAAGGATTCGCATACGGGCAAGGTGTGTTTTGCCATTTTGACGAGCTACAAGCAATAACGAGGTTTTGCGGACAAACATATTGTCTTTGTCTACCTTCAACATATCCTCTAGCACGAAACGCTGCCAAGGTAGCAATGGCATACCAATTTTGTCAGCTAAATCTGCAACTTCGTCAATTCTAGACGCACCTTTTAGCAAAGGGCTGTGAATACGAGGCTTTACAGCCCCTATAAGGGCTTTTTTCTTTGCCCCTCGTACCTTTTGACCCTTAGAGGTCTCAACGGGGCTTAAATCGGCTGTCATTGGCTGGAAAAGGGTGACAAAGGTTGGCTGACAGTCATCTCAGGGAGAGAGGACTCTGAAAAGGCAGGGGGGGTAGACTGTCCTGCTAAAAAAACGCCTAAATGCTTATTACCCTTCATGGTGTTACAACGCTTGCAAATACAAGCTAAGTTCTCTGCGTCCCACATATCACCCATCTTAGTGCGTGGCACTATGTGATCTACCTGTGTACCTTCGCCCTGACATATGTAACACACGCCACCATCACGAGCAATGATACGCTTACGCAAATCTTTCCATTTCTTTGAGCCTAATGCTTTGTTAGTCATGATAGATGATCTTTGTTTATTTGAGTCTTTAGTCTATGACAGTTAGCACACAATGTCTGCAAGTTACTCACATCATTGTTCTTTCTATTACCATCTATATGATCTACATCTAGTTGTACAGGGTGCAATGCTACAAACCCACAGAACTCACAATGGTCTTTCTTATGCTTACGATAGTTACCCCATCTGCATTTCCAACAGACTTTATCCCATATCTGCATACCACTATCAGCTCTACCTTTAGAGCGTACTAACTGACCACAATGGCAATAACCTCTCTTAGTTATTCCATATACCATTAGTGCCAACCCTTTGTCTTTAGATGATGTAATGCTTTACATGCGTTAGGCACACCATGCTTGGTAGTACCGTATCTATGCTCTATGTACTTAATACCTAATGCTACTTGTTGTAATGGATTCTTACTTAACATAATCTCATTACGCATTTGAGGTATCCCATAGTGCGAGCCATTGCGTGCTTCAGGTCTCCAGTTAGATTCCTTTGTGTATAGCTCTAATATGCACTCATATTGTTTATCATCATTTAATGCTGCTTTTGCATATTGTTTAGGTGTAACTGTAATAATGGGCTTTGTAGTTATAGCTTGTGCTTTATCAATCTCTATGGCAGTAGTCTCTAATGCTATTAGACATACCAGTATCCCAACAGCTACTGCCCATGAACTCACGAGCAATCCCCTACGGGGCTCGTGTTCAGGCTTTGAGAGCCTGCCACAGGCATGTAGCGTACCGCCCTTGTCAAATCTGTTAAGCATACCGTCTCGAATAGTGAGACGATCTTTAATGTGATTTACACCACAGTTTCTTTTACCCATAACCCTCACTCCACTCATGACCACATGCACAGCAATAGTGCAGATAGTCCTTGTTATATTGTGTTGTTTGTGTGTTATACCCTAGGCACTCGGGGCATTGATCTTTGCGCATATTGAGCAGCTCAAACCTTCCATTTTCCATGCACCACATTTTGTGCAACGGACTGGCTCTTTCATAAAGTCTGTTACCACTCTCACGCCCTTATTCTCGCACCATTGGCACTTGGCTACTACTACCTCGGGTGGTATGTCCCACCCTTGTTCGATCTCGAATACTGTGGCTTTACCACACTTATTGCACTTCATTTGTATTGCTTCAGGCATCTTTATGATGCCCAAAGTCAATATGGTTGATAACGCCACAGCTGTAACACTTGACTAGATCGCCTTCATGTATCATGCGTGGGTCATTACATAGTTCACAACAATCTGCAAGGCTCACAATCTCAGCCATTGCACCAGCGTCACTAAACATAACCTTTAGCCCATTAGGGTAGATCATCTCCATGTCGCCCATTTACTTATCCTGTTCGCCAAATGTCCATAAGCCATTAGCTGTAAGTCTGCCCCATACAGGTGCACATTGATCTGCCTTACGCTTTTCAACACACACAAATCCGTAGTAAGGCTTACCTGCTTGGCTTGTGCCTTCTTTACGAATCATTGCACCATGTTGACACTCGTATGTTTGATCTACAACAGTTGCATTTAATGACTTAGCAACCTCATCAACAGACCATTGTGCAGGTTCAGCCTTTGCTTCAGGTGCAGTCCAAGGATTGTTTTTTATGTCAGTCCTAAGTGCCATTTCAACAGCTCTAGACTTTGATCCTGCGCTGCTATACATAGGCTTTACAGCTTCCATTTCAGCCTTGTTAGCCCTAGGTGCTTTGCTACCGTCCTTCATAGTGCTGTACTTAGGGTCACCTGTGTTAGTTATAGCTCTTGCATAAGCAGAAGTTTCTGCCTTCTCAATAGCAAACTGAGTAGCTAATGATTCTCCAGCTAATCCAGTTACCCAAGGCTCTTGGTCTGCCCAAGTGCGATACAAATTAACTTCAACAAAGACAAACCCGTCAGTTTGTTCATGAAATGACTTCATACGAAAGTCAGGGTTTTCTTTTGCAAACAGTTCTATTCTTTCTTCAGCTGTCATGTACTTATCTAAATCAAAATATGCCATAGTCTAGTTCGTCCAATCCTCGGGCGTACGCCTGTTGCTGTTCCAAAGTCCAAGTACTGCCGTCATGCCAGCGTTCCAAGTCTGTTCTGCATGGTTGGCAATAATT